TGGACAGATGAGCGTGGTCTCTTGATCGCTGCACGTCCTAAGAAATTGGTTGTTCCACCTGCACTCCAGTTCGTTGCAACTCGCTTGCTCGAAACTGAATTGCGTGTTGGTACAAACAACAACGACATCAACGCAATTAAGAACAATGGTTCGATCCCAGAAGGTTACACAATTAACCACTTCTTGACCGCAACCAATGCATGGTTCTTGACAACTGATGTTCCTAACGGACTCAAGCACTTCGTACGTATCCCATTGCAGAACAGCATGGACGGCGACTTCGATACTGGTAACGTTCGTTACAAGTCTCGTGAGCGTTATTCCTTTGGTGTTTCTGACCCATTGGGCGTATACGGTTCTTACTAAGAGCTTCCAAACCTCGTGAGGGTTTAGCCCCCGCCTTAAAGAAGCGGGGGTTTTTTCTTTTATAATCCCAGCATGAAAATCATTTATGACTTTGGTGCACACAACGGGAATGACATTCCGTATTACTTAACGAAAGCAGATAAGGTAGTTGCAGTAGAAGCTAATCCAGAATTAGCAAATAAACTCAGGGAAAGATTTAAAGATGACCCCAGAGTTGTCATAATAGAATGCGCTATTGTGGCGGATGACCAAAAAGTTGTTGTATTTTACATACACAATGACGATGTACGTAGCGGCGTAGATCCAAAAGAAGATTTAGATAACTACAAAATGGTCAAAATTCCTGCTCAAAATGCAGCAGAAATCATTAAAACACACGGAAATCCATATTTTATTAAGATAGATGTGGAATTTATTGACCACTTTATCTTGGAATGTTTGCTCAAAAACAACATAAAACCGCCTTATATTTCCGTAGAAATGCACAATATTGACGTGTTTTGCCTGCTAGTTTCTCTAGGAAAATACAATAAATTTAAATTAGTAGAGGGCGAAAAAGTGCCAACAGAATACCCTGCTTTTAAAGCGCACTCTGCTGGACCATTTGGGGAAGATGTTAATGGGGAATGGCTAGACCGTAATCAATTTTTTGAATTGATCTCTAAAACTGGATTAGGCTGGAGAGATATTCACGCTTCTTTATAGCATTCAACGCAAAGGCTTTCTAATTCTCTGCCCGGATTGATTGGCTCTAGCATATTAATATCTTCAAGATTGCTTTCACGATATTTGGTTTTACGTATTCCTTTAAATCCGCACCAATTTAAAATAAAGTTCAAAGTCTCATAATCCCATCCCATCTTATGACCGTGGTTGTGTAACATGCCCATAAATACTGCGCCATCAGTTGGGTAATCTGGGCCAAGATACGCATTACGATAAGCATCTAAAAATTCTCTATCGTGCTGTAAATACTTCATGCACCACAGCTCTAAATCAGGAACCAGTATTCGCATCACTGCCCCGTTATTCATGGAGGCGTAGCATTTGCGTAAAAAGTCTATGCCATCATAGTAGCTAAGATGCTCTAGGAAATGGCAGTTGTAAATTACCTCTACATCTTTGAACGGGAAGTGTTTACTTAAATCTACATTTAAATAGATATCAGAGTCTGGTTTACCATCTTCCCATCCTACGTTAATGTAGCCCTCAAATATATTCCCGCCGCAACCCAGATTAAGCTTGGTCATATTTGCCATGCACCGTACTGATTGTGTGATCGTTTTCTGTTAATGCCAAAGGAGGAAAGCAAGCTACGCTGATAGTCTTAGCAAAAGCTGCGGCCATAGCGCAATCCATGCCCGGAGGACTCATAGTCCAAGACCTAATATCCGGGATGTCTACCTGTAAAGTTGGCGTTAAAGGAGTCAAAATATCTAAGAATTGTTTGGCACCCTGCGGAGATATGGTGTAACAGCAGCTACCAAACAAATAATGCAAGCGCATAAAAATAGGCTCAACTGGTGTATTCAAATAATCATGCTTATTCTTTAACATATGATTTGGGCTAAACCTCATACTTACAGGGCTTAGTTCTGGAAATATACTAACAAACAACTCTGCATCAAAGTTCCATCCCCACGAGATGAAATCATACGGATGGCCATGTTTTAAGGTGTCTAGCGCCCTTTGAAAGTCTTTATGAAGCTCTGCATCATCCTCGCATATAGTAAAGTCCTCAGTGCCGTCTGCGCATCGTTTCCACAGTTCAATATGGGATAAGGCGTTTGCATGGGCATATTTGTTATAGGATCCCAAAGGTTCCAAATTGGACCCATCTATGGCATCAAATATTTGAAAATCTATATGCTGATTATTGTTAAGGAAAGAATCAAGGCGCTCTGGTGTGCGCTTGAGGGATATAACGTAGTTCATAAAACTCCTTTTAAAAATTCGTGGGTTGCGTTCATACCTTCATGAAATTGGTCGGCACTATTTCTGTATCTAAATATCTTCATTACCCCATCATCAACATATGGGCTGATAAATACGGTATCTCTAAAATGGTCTGCATGGTCAGCCAACCACACAAAAGTTGGTATCTTTAGCATAGCGCTCATTGTCTTAATTGAGCTATCGGCCGCTACCACAGCATCACATTGCTCAACATAGGACAGGCTTTTGGCAATGTCTAAAAAAGTTATTAATTTAAGGGTGTCAGATTGTTTAAAGCCAAATGTAGAAACCTCTTCTGGAAGCCCAAATAAAATAACGTTATAGTCGCTTAACGCCTCTACTGTATTTCCGGGAATGGATTTGGTTGCTTTACCTTCTTTTATGTAGGTATTAGCAGAGAACTTACTGCCGCATAAATGAACGCCAATGACTGGCTTTCCATTAGAGAATAAAGGCTTTTGCTTTGGAAATGGATTGTTTGCAAAATACTTTGTTCTAGGCACTGCCTGCATAGGCTCTTTTAAATCCATGCTCTTGAGATGCGTTAATTTCTCATCATCCGTTTTGTAATGAAACGTATATGTTGGTTTGATGCCCAAAGACCTCAGTAAATCTCGTGCGCCTTTGTAGTGGTTCATCAGGCAGTAATTGGCTTTTTTGTTTAACAACATAAAGGGTATATGCTGAAGGGTATCTCCAACACCACCTTCGCTATAGAACAAAATGTTATTTTGCAAGTTCATCTAAATCCTTTTTAATCTCCGCTACTACGTTGTCCCAATTCATAAATTCTTTTTGTCGATAAATCTTAAAACTTGGATACCAAGGCGTATCTGTACGGTCCTCTAGCCAGCGCCAGCAAGTATCAAAACGGTTCATCAACCATACTGGTTTGCCCATAGCGCCTGCTACGTGGGCAGTGGATGTATCGACTGAAATTACTAAATCCAAGTTTTCTATAATTGCTGCGGTATCGCTAAAATCTTTAACATCACCCATAAGGTCAACCATAGGAAACGGAAATTCTTTAGCTCCAAACTGCAAGCTATAAAACTCAACAGATGGATTGTGTATTGCTGCCAATTTTTCAACGGGGATATTCCGCCGCTCATTGACTGCCCAGATTTCAGGCTGACCTGCACGGAATCCCCCAGACCACACAACGCCTACTCGTAGCTTGGACTTATTGCCCATTTTTTTTGCAAAATACGCCACTTTCTCTGGGTCAGCTTTAAAGTACGGTTCATACGGGACATTATGTACCCTAGTCTTTAATACATAAGGCAATGACATCATAGGGCACTGATAGTCATATTCCGGCACATAAGTTGCGCTGGCATTTATTTCGTCAACTGCTGTAAACGTTGACACTAAACTAGCAATTTCCTGCTTAACGCCCGCAATAACTTTGGCAGCACCCAATTCTTTTAATTGTTTAGCATGGCGAATAAATTGGATGGTATCTCCCAATCCCTGCTCATGTACTATGTAAATAGTTTTACCAGTTAAATCCTCGCCTTTCCATAAATTAGGCAAAGCTGATGGTCGGTATTTATTTCTCCAACGTTCTTCGTGGCCTTCCCACCCTTTTTCCAAGTCGCCTTTTAAAAGGTAAACAAAACCAATGTTAAATTTGGAATCCGTTTGTTCAGGATTTAATTCAATAGATTTCTTAAAAGATGCTATAGCTTCGTCCAAGCGCATCAGCGTATGTAGGGTAAACCCCATGTTATTGTAAATAATGTAGTTGTCTGGCTCAATTTTGATAGCCTCCTGACATGCCGCCAAAGATCCCTCAAAATCTTGCACAGCTTGACAGCAAAGCCCCATATTGTTCCAAGCATGGAAGTATTTAGGATTAATTTTTAAAGTTTTTTTGTACCATTCAATGGCTTTTTGGTGCTGATTAAGCTCTTTGTAACAGTTGCCTTTGTTGTAATGAGCCTCTAAAAACCTAGGATTTAGCTTAATTGCAGCATCATAATCGTCCAAAGCAAGCTCAAATTGCTTTAATTTTTGGTAAATATTGCCACGATTATTGTAAATAGCAGGGTCTTTTTTGATGTTTAAAGCCGCATTAAAGAATCCAAGGCCATCTATTTGACGACCATTTTCACTCAGAATAATCCCTTTGAGTATCAAAGCATCAAACTGGTTTGGAGCAATAGATAAGATCTTATCGCACTCAGCTAAAGAGGATTGATTTTGTCCTTGGTTTTTTAGCGATAACGCACGGTTGTAAAGGACCTGAACCTGATTTGTGAGGGTTTTGTTCATTCACGAAATTGTATAGCAAATTGTTTTATAAAAGCAATTTTTCATGTAGAATAACAACATCTGGGTGATTCGCCTATTCCACCACTGCCCCAGCAGACGATGCAAAGATCGGGATAGGTACTTTTGCATAAGGAGTCCATTATGGGACGTAGTACATTTGAAGGTCCAGTTCT